AAAAGTGACATGCCCAGCGTGTAGCGCTAGTCAAGAGTTTACATTTGATTTAAATGATGCTGATGTGTACGATGGTGCTGGTTATTTGCCCGAGGAAGCGTCTGACAATGGCGATGGTACCTTGACTACCGTTTTGCCTAAAACTAAGATAGAAGTCACTTTCAGGCTCTTAAAAGGATCCGACGAGAGAAACCTTGTTGATCAAGTCGAGAACGCCAGAAAGCGAAAAAAAGAAGAAAACAGCATTACCCGCCAATTAAAGCAAATTATTGTTGCTGTTAATGGCAATACTGAGCAAATAAACATTAATTACGTTGTTGATAATATGCCAACAAGTGATTCTCGCCATCTGCGAACCGTCTACAAGCTTGCTACTCCTAATGTTGATATGACTCAGACCTTTGAGTGTGTTGAGTGCAGCCACGAACAGGACATGGAGGTGCCGCTCACCGCGGACTTTTTTTGGCCTGACCGATGAATACATGGAACACATATATGAGCAGTTTTTCTTTTTGAAATACTCAGGTGGATGGTCTGTATCAGAAGCATATAACTTGCCAATCGGACTTAGAGAGTGGTTTGTTAAGAGACTAATCAAACAACTTGAAGATGAAAGAGAAGCAGTTGAAAAAGCCTCCAAAGGCGGCTCTAGATCACAAACGCTCTCAGCACATAACCAACCACCGGTTCCAGGAAACTTCAAGACAGGGTAAATCCCTGTCTTTTTGTTTATATAACTAATTATTCTAGTATCTCATCAGGAACACTATAAATGTCAGACCAAAATGATTTAGATATTGAACAGCAGATCAATGAAGTGCTCCGGCAGCGCCTTGGGCTTCAAGAACAACAGGACACTATAACCAGAGCGCACATTGACCAACAAAAGCAAATAATAGAGGCTGAGAAAGTACTTGCGCAGCAAGCCACTAGTAGCATTGAACGCAACGAAAGATTAAAAAAAATAAGAGAAGAGCAATTAAATCTCACAAGATTAGAAAGAGATCAACTTCAACAAAAAGTCGCAAACGGCGAAAAACTTAATGATTCCGAAGCAAGACGTTTGGCGCAACTTCGTGAAACAGTTGAATTACAAAAAATGAATAATGAGGCTGTTGAAGAAAATCAACAACTTGTTGATAGCATTGGTTCTGCATTCGATCAAAAAATCATGAAAAGCGTCATGAAAATGGCTGACATGTTCAGTCGTCCAATGGACGAACAAATAAAAGCGCTGAACAATAGCCTTAACGCTGTTGCTGATGTTGGACTTGGTCGGATCATTTCAATGGCCACCGACCTAATTTTTCAATTTGATGAGCTTACAAAGCAATTCGAAAGACAAATGCAGCTTGGGCCCGCCTATACTCAATCTATCGAAGAACAATTTACAGCCTTAAACGAATTTGGTGTCAGCCTTGAAGATGCAGTAGAAGCCCAAAAAGAACTAGCCACATCGTTTACAGACTTTACAATGTTGTCCAAAAATCAGCGAGATTTGATCACTGAGAACAGTTTAGTCCTTAACGAGCTTGGCGTAGCGCAGTCAGACTTTGCAAAAGGTATTCAAAATTCCACTAAATTCTTTGGTCAAACTGCAGATACTGCTGTTGTCACACAACGAGAGTTAATGGCTACCGCACGCGCTCTTGGTCGCGAACCAGGAGCATTGGCAGCAGAGTTTGCACAAGCAGGACCAGCGTTAGCTAAGTTTGGTAACGATGGTGTTAAGGCATTCAAAGACTTATCTAGAATTTCCAAGTTAACTGGTATGGAAATGGAAAAGGTACTTTCCATTACCAATAGATTTGATACGTTTGAGGGTGCCGCAGAAATGGCTGGACAACTTAACGCTGCATTAGGTGGCAACTTTGTCAATGCTATGGACATGATGATGGAAACAGATCCAGCCGCACGTTTTGAGTCAATTCGCGATGCAATTACAGGTGCTGGATTATCGTTTGATGACATGTCATACTATCAAAAGCAATTTTATACTGAAGCGCTTGGACTTTCTGACGTTGGTGATTTAGCTATGATGCTTTCTGGCAATATGGATGATTTAGCCGGAGCAACAAATAAAAGTGCAGAAGAGTTAATTAAAGAAAAAGAGCAAGCCAAAGCTGTTCAAAGCGCTCAAGAAGAATTGGCGATTATGGGAAGAGATTTGGTTAAAGCGTTTTTACCACTTGCTGATGTACTACAGGCCGTTACAGGATTTTTAGCAAATAATGTTGGAATTATTAAAACACTAATACCAATTATGGCTGTATACAAATCTGTAACTCTTGCACTTGCAGTAGCTAAAACTGTAGAAACTGCAGCTACTATGGCAGGTGTTGGAGCAGATAGGGCAGCTACGCTATCGAAGAGAACCGCGCTCGGTGTTTTAGTTCTCACAGCACTTGCAATTGCAGCCATTGCGCGTGCTTTAATGATCTCCTCTCCATCTAAAGTTGTTTTAGCTTTATTTGGAATGGCAGCGGCTTTATATGCAATTGGAAGAGTTGGTGAGAGAGTTGGAATAGGACTTAAAGCGGCCGCTAGCTCAATGATAGGAATCGGTACGGGCGCATTCTTGGCGGGCGCTGGGCTAGCTGTTATGGCAGCAGGATTTAGCTTGCTTTCCGTCGAGCAGATGATGGGCATGTCAGTCGCGTTGCTGGCGTTTGGGGGTGCGCTTTATGTGGCAGGTCCAGCCCTCAAGGTTCTTGGATTAGGGCTTATCGGTTTGGCAGCAGGCGCCGCAGCCGCGGCTGGACCACTCTTTGCGCTATCTATACCCATAGCCATCATCGGTGGCTCCATATTTATTGCAGCCGCAGGAATTGGAATAATGGGACAAGGAATGGCAATGATGTTCGAAGCAATAGACATAGAAAAAGCAGTAGCATTCGGAGCACTTTTAGTCGCCATGGCTATAGCTTCTCCGGGTCTTTTCTTGGCTGGCGCAGGATTAATGGGCGTCGGCGCCGGCATGCTGATGTTAGGCGCAGCATTGGCATTCATTCCAACAAGAGATTTAGAAGCTATAGCATCATTCGCAACTGGCTTAGCAGAATTAAACGTAAGCAACATACAAGCATTAGTTTCGGCACTTAAAGAAGTTGCACAAGCAATGGATGATATCCCAACCGCCAAGGCTATCGCATTAACCGCCACAATGGCGTCTGCAGAAGTAGCTGCTAATGCTGCAGCAAAACTTGCAGGACGCCCAACTCCGGCCGGAGCGACCACAACTGCAGCCGCAAACAATAGTGGACAACCTATTAACATCAATGTTAGGCTTGAATTAGACGGTGAAGTTTTAGATGAAAGAATAATTAAAACAAACACCAAAGCGAAATCGTCCGGTGGCGCCCTTGATGTCGTAAACAGTATACTAAACTAAAGGAGTTAAACTATGGGCAAAAATGATTGGAAAAACGGAAAGCTCCCTGTATTTGATTCTCAAAAGTTTGGTATCGTTGTTAATGATCCTGCAGATCCAACTAAAAAATTAGTTGCTGAGCCTTTTTTAGCAAATAATGCCGGAGACGTGGTGCGCACCGCTGAAGGTGGACGCGCCGAGGGCTTTATGCCACACTTTATAGATGGCTCCGATGCGATGGCCAACAAGGGAATGACAATATCATTCCAGCATGTGCCATCTGAAGAAGATGTTACTTTCAAAGCGTTTATTACTTCGTTTAATGAAACATACAATTGCGACTGGGGCTCAGAAACTGTGTTTGGTCGTTCAGATCCAATTCATATGTTTAAAAATACTGCTAGAGAAATTACTCTTGCTTTTCAAGTTCCTGCTGCAACTGAAGGAGAGTCGTTTGAAAACCTTGCTAGAGTTCAAAGGCTGATTACGTTCTTATACCCTTCTTACGATGGGTATGCGCATGTTGGCAATAATGCAAATGAAGCAGATGTCACAAATTCTTTAACGATTGCAAACTCTCCGCTTGTTAGATTAAGAATTATGAACCTTGTAGCGGCGAGACCACAAATTGGTGACGCAAAAGGTGGCACTCGTTCAGAAGAACAAGAAGCATACAGCACCTTGGGCACATTTGAAAGACATGTACAAGATGGCGGAGCTTCTGAGTGGCCATCCACCTCTATAGGCAGCAGCACAATCGCTGGAAATTATCACGGTGGTCTGCTCGGTATTATTAAAAATGTAACAGTAAACCAAAATCTAGATAATCCTGATCATGGTGTTTTTGAAATCAACCAGGGCACTATTTTGCCTAAAATGATTGAGATAAATATGACTTTTGCTGCAATACACGAACACACTCTAGGTTGGTTTAAAGACAGCGAAGGTTCACAAAAATTTGCTAATCAGTTGTGGCCGTATGGTGTTAACGATGCCAGTAGATTTGGGCCAAATGGGTTTGATTCTAACGGCGCACCCGATGTCGCTGCTCTGATAAAAGCTAATAATGTTGGGTTCCAACAATTAACAGGACAACTAGACGATCTTGAAGAAGAAGTTGAGCAATTTGAACAAGACATAGCAAATGCAGAGGCACGGTACTCGGGTCTTTTTGGTAAGATGAGATTCAAAAGAGACATCAAAAAAGGTAGATACAAGGATAATCCTTACATTGCTTCTGCAGTCCGTGGTGAAGCAACAAGAAGAAATAATGCGGAAGCTCAGGGCTACAGTGACCCACGCTCCGGTACGCGAGATCAATATTTAGACACATATAGAAGCCGCGGCGGAGACGACCGAACTGACTTTTCTGAGTTCATTGATTAGGAGTTATTATGCCAAGATATAAATCATCAAGAATTGTTATTAATGATAGTGAGTTTTATAAGTTTCTCAGAGATAAAAGAGGACTTAAAAAAGTAAGACACTATAACACACCAGTAATTTACAATCCTACAATTGCTGATCGTAATTCTATTGATACTGTGACGCATGTATGGGCTTATGGTGACCGCTATTACAAGCTCGCCGCACAATATTATGGTGCACCTGAGTATTGGTGGGTTATCGCATGGTGGAATGGCCGTCCAACCGAAGCAACAATACAAAATGGCACGGCTATACAAATACCACTAGTTCTTGAAAACGCACTGCAAATCATGGGGACATATTAATGGCTTCTGAGGAAGAAATTGCCAAAACTATAAGCTCTGCTCAGGATGCTATTAAAGAAGCGGTATCAAAAAAGCTTGGAGAGGAAGGTCCAAAAATTGTTCGAAATGCAGAACAGATGCTTGACGAGTGTGACGCTATAACTCTTGCGCTTGAATCTGTTTATAGTGAAATAGGCAACATTTTCCCTAATGAGAGTCTGACACCCTGGAGAGAAGTCGGCAGCCACGCTTATTTTATTAAAAAGAAAGCGCTTTTTGAGGCTATGGTAAATGCAACTGTATTGTCTGCTAAAAGCAAAACAACCGGCAATTTTGTGCCTGCACGAAGCGAAGAAAGACCACCAACCGGCGCTTATAAATGGGAAACATATGCTCCCCCAAGCATGTTGAAGTTGTTGCGACAAGAAGTTTTGGAAAATGAAAAAGTTAGAGATTACCTAAAAAAAGCTAAATCATCAGATGAGTCAACTTTTATCCATGGTGGCACTGCTCGATGGAGTTGGGTTTCTGAATTGGGGACAAATATACCAAGTTGTCCGCCAGACTTCCCATATACAGAAGATGCTGATGGTACAATAAGTGTGCCAAGTTCATATCCGTTTGGCTGGCTAACAACGCTAGAAACTGCTCTTGCTACACTGGCTTATTTTAGTTATGCTACAAATGGAGACTCACAAGACTACGAACGAAGTAGCGATAATGAGCCATATATGTTGTTTGATAGAGCAGCTATTAATCACTTTAAACGACCAGGCGATATTGATTTTGGAATTAATACAATATTTGATGGAAACCACTCAAATAGAAGAAGCTTTGGTCCGATCCAAACTGGATATAATATTGGGCCATTGAGATGGGATAATGTTGCTAGAGATCCTAGTAGCTTACTTAGCATAATATTTAACAAAGATGTTGAAGCCTGCAAAGAAATAACAAAAAGACTTTATGTAGATACCCAAATAGTTTCTACCGGTAATTTTATTAATAGAAATGCCGAAGAAGGGGCAGGCTCGGTTGTATACAGTCGCTCTCTGTCAGATTTTCGTCCGTTTTCCCTACTGCAAGGCGGCGGTGTTTTACAACAAGGCGCATATTCAGACGGTACAATTGCAGCCGATAATGATGTCCTTAAGGGTTACTCATTTGAAAAATCAAGCCTGGAAAATAACCCGGCTAACTACTCGGGATTAGCTAAAAAATTAACACTTGATGCAAATTTACTGCAAAGACTTAATAGCAATATACAGTCAGGTGTCGAGATACAGTCTTTAGGTTTATCACAATCTTTGACTCAAGCAGATTTAGATGATTTATCTCAAAATAATACGCTCTCAAAATTAGCCACACTCATGAAAAATGTTGCGGGACTGCTTAATACTCATTGCCAAAGAATGTGGGAATATTCAAATGCGATTGTGTTAAGTCACGTTGAGGTAATTCAAGAATATTGTCAAGCTCTTGAAGATATTGAAGAAGCATTTGATGAAGGTGATTGGAAACCAGGCGATAATTGGGATGATGATTTGTTGCCCCAAATTGCAGCAGGCGCAAACGCACTTGACAATTTAACAGATACGTTTATTGCCTCTGGACAAACTTCGGTTATGTTCAAGGAACAATGTTTTCTTTTAAGTTTTATTAATCCTATTGCAAAAGCAAAAGCACAAAAATTAGATACTGTGAAACTCAATGATTATAATTCTAATAATTACAAAGTTTCTAAAAGACTTCCATATGTTTCAAGTGAATATAACACTAAACCAATGGAACAAAACGCATCTTTATTACTAGATGGAGAGGGTTATGGATTTTTAAATACTTTAGTATCAAATCCAAATCTGGCACCTTACCAAGAAATTCTAAATCACGAGCTTTCTAATTTACAGCCCAAAATACGACTTTGGAAGGTTATCTTCGATGATGACGGTAACGAAAGAGACGTAGAGATAAAATTTGACTCCCACTTTGCCGCGTCTGATTTACAACTTTTTAAAAGCACGTCGGCCCGTGGTGTTGGTGTTGGCTTAAAAAGCTTCAACTTTACATATGATGGAAATAACCCATTTGCGGTTAAGAAAAGTATTAAAGCTAACTTAAAAATCTTTGCAAATTCATTCTCAGAACTTTTAAGAGATCGGACTGGGTATTACAAAGATGATCAAGGACGCTTGCAAAAAGAAAAATACAAAATTACTGATTTAGCGATGAAGACAGCTAACACAAGAGATCCCGTTGCTCCTGAGACACAAGTAAGTTGCGCCGATCAACTTGATTTGCACGCAGAGAACACAGCACTTGCTGAACTCAATTTTAGATTAAAAGCACAAATTGGCATGTCGGCTCCTGTTAATTCTATGAGTTCAATGAGAGCAGAACTCAGAAAAGCACTGTCAGAAACGCATGTAACAATCAATCTTACGCCTACTGTTCACAACTTTGAGTTTGATGACCAAGGTAGGGTTATGTTTAACTTAAACTTTTTAGCATATATCGAACAAATGTTTGATCAAGCGGCATATAATATCTTTTCCGATCATAATATTATGGCAAATAGATATTACCGCGAATTGATAATGAAATATCACAACTCCAGTGATTGTGATGCAGAACAAATAAATCAAAAAAAGCAGGATTTTGCCGAGGCTATTAAAGCAGAACAAGAACGAGGCATAGCATCATTAATAGGTGCATTAATGGAAGAAGAATTAATTTATTACATGCCCATACCATACTCGATTATTAAAACATTTGTTTCGAATGGTCCATATGCAACATACAATCAGATAGACGCAGAGAAAAACATTAAATTGCTCTCTAATAAATCTCATGACGCACACTTAAAACAAAGAATTGATACTGCACTAAACAATGAGTTTAGGGCAGATCGTGGACAGGGAGCAACTGGCATATCGTCAGAAAACAAACCACAAATTCAAGCTGCTTTGCTCGGAAATGACCCTCGTGAAACTGATTTGTCGTTCTTTTTCTTGAGCGACTTAATTGATTTAATTTTAATCAAGATAGAAAAGGGACTAAATGATACAATCAACAATCCTAGTAAAATAACCAGTGCACACCCTGATGGTTCTCTAATTTCAAATGTTGAAGTAGATAGAAAAATTGCAACACTTAGAAAATCTTTATCGGCAATGAAAAAACTAAGAATTTTATTGGGACCAATGGAGCTTACACATCCGAAAGCCAATGAAGGAATGCAATCGAGTTATGTTAATTTAGGAGATTGTCCAATATCGGTCAAATATTTTGTTGAGTGGTTGGCCAATAAAATGCTGAGTAAAGATGAGGTTTCGTATCCGCTAACCAGATTCTTAAATGATATTATGAACGACTTGGTTAAGAACTTCTTGAATAATGATCAGTGTTTTGGTTACAGTATTAAACAAAAAACAGTTTTAAATCAAGCTACAATTACCAGTTTTGGGCAACTTCAATATGACCCGATTACTTTTCAAATAGTAAAACAGATTGAAGATAGCGTTGCAAACTCTGATGACGGTACTAGAATTAAAATGAGGTATGATGCTCGGAATTGGGATCCTTCCCAGCTACCAGTCTTAAACCCTTCTGGGCCTTCAAATAGTGCTCGAACAGATGTGCCTAGTGGAAATGAATACAACTTTTTTGTGTTTTTTGCTGGCCGCACAATGCCTGTTGAGGAGCAAAACGGCAATAAAACTGCTGATGAAGCAAGAGGCATTTTCCACTATATCTTAGGAAAAGATCGCGGACTTGTTAAAAACATAAAACTAACAAAAACCCAAACAAAAGGTCTCGCTGAAGTTAGATTTGAGCAAGATGGGTACGAGGGACTTGAGCAACTGAGAGTTGTATACGATGCACAGGTAGATATGTACGCCAATGTGCAGGCATTTCCCGGTACATACATATATATTGATCCCAAGGGTTTTGCCCCGGAGGGATCAGGGGACGATCAATTTAAGTTGACAGATTTGGGTGTTGGTGGTTATTATATGATTATTAGATCGGAGCATGAATTTGCAGAAGGTAAAGCAAATACAATATTGCACACTAAATGGGTTCAAGGTATTGACAGGGATGATCCGTGCTTTGTTAGACCCACAACTATGGGTAGTGCCGAACCTCAGTCTAGAAAATGTTCGATTCAACTGCGCTCAAATGAGCCTCCAGAAATCGAAACACCTTCTTTGTGGTCAACTTTGTTTGGATAAAGGGAACTAATTTATGTCTAAAATTTATGCCGAATCAAATGGTGAAGGAACCGCAAGGCTTTTCAATAAACGCTTTATGTATAAAATGCGCTCGAAAAGATCGGTTCCTGGTGCAAAAAATATTGTTGATTTTACAATTGGCGAGAAAAAGCTGTACGGTAAAATGCACCAACTTTACAGACCTATTTTTGTTAAGTACGAAAGTCGCCTGAAGCCATTATCCAACTCATCATCTGACAACACCCTGTACGCTTTTAATTTTGTGGCCGACTTGTTCAACGAGATGGTGAACGATTTTAAAAGATGCGCAGCAAAAGGACAAATTGACACTAGTGATCCTTATTTGTCTAATTTAAAGCCGTACAAGGCGCACATTGATCCCAAGATAGAATATAGAAATTATCAAAGAATCTTCTTTCAAAAATTAAACGAGAGATTTATGGCCGGCTCAGTCATGGTGGAAGACTTTGATCATTTCATGGAAATTTTTATGGACGTTGCGTCCAGAGCAGCGAGAACAACACCAATAACATTTACAAGCTACATTAAAAGTGATCTAAATAGCATCATGACTTCGGGTCTAGCAATTGAAATTTCTGATGAAGATTACTCAAACGACGAGGATAAGGTTAATTTGTTTTTAAAAAGTAAAAACTGGGAGTTTTTTGTAAATGCATGTAACAAATATGGTTTTATCATAGATTATAATGTGCCTTGGCGAATTATATGTGATGTGAAAGCAGAAGAAATTCAACCTGCCATTTCAAATTACTACAACTCAGCAGCAGATGTTTTCAATCTGGGCTTTTCCAGAACTTCTATTGAAGATGTCTTAACAATGCCAAAATTATTGCTTTCTCTTTATAATTCAGTTAGAAAAAGCTCATTTAAAAAACAAATCATTTGCAATAACAGAGTAAAATACGAAACCATCAATCCGCCAACTTACACAGTTGAGGAAATATTGGTGGAAAAGGGTTTAGAATATTTTATAAAAATTTATATGAAATTAAGAATTGCTGAAGAAGATATGAATTTGACAAAAGACGAAGAATATTTTTTAATCAAAGATGTTCTTCAGTATATTAGTTTGCGTGACGATGTATTGGCAGTAGAAGAATATTTTGAAAGATATTTATCATTACCATTTGACAAAACATATTCTTTTAGTTATAATATGAATGTTGTATATGATCTGCTAACAAAAAAATTGCAGGGCGGCGGTGAGACACTTTCAGTTGGCGCCGCAACGAGAACAGTAACAGGGTACTAATGTTTTTTCAAACTCTTGATGATAAGACAGAATGTGTGGGTGTGTATGCAGGCGGCAAACTACATTTTGATAAAATACCGGACAATCTAAAAATCACGTGGAACCATAGTGAGTTTTTAGATAGTAATGAAGTTGAGTACATGTCTCTTTGGACCAATGGTCAGGAGTTGTCCGATTGTTGTCCAAATGAGCATATCGATGAACTTAACGCATGCAAAAATAAACTTCGTGCGTACCTCAAGTCATTTCAAATTGCCAAGATTAATATGAATGATCACTGCATGTATGATTTAATGCCGCATGACTTTTTGCTTCGCTTTTGCGAGATCAAAAACAAGATAACAGAACACGTATACAACAACTGGGAGAAACCAGAACATTACGATCACCTTAAAAAGGTGCATATTCTGCTAAGCAAAATCAAGCATCAGAAATTGAACTTATCGTCTAGTGATTGCAAGCATTTGTTCGTTAGTACTCGCGACAGAAACAAAGTAGGTGAGTTGATTTCATCGTATAGGTATATTAACTATAATTTGTTTGGAACTGTTACTGGACGCCTTACTACACACAAAGGTTCGTTTCCAATCTTGACCCTGAAGAAAGAATACCGACAAATAGTCAAACCAACAAAAGATTTGTTTATTAGTCTAGACTATAACGGCGCAGAAGTTAGAACGCTGCTGGAACTGTCAGGTGAGCCACAGCCAGATATTGATATTCACATGTGGAATGCAAAACACTTATTCGAGCAAGAGATTGAGCGTGATGAGTGCAAAGTTCGATTCTTCGCATGGCTGTATGATCCAGAATCTGACGATGTAAAAAACACAATTTATGATAAAGATAAAATCCTTGACAAATGGTATATTGACGGATATATTAATACACCATATGGAAGAAAGTTGCTCGTTGAACGTCGCAAAGCACTAAATTACCTGCTGCAAAGCACAACATCAGATCGCGTCCTGTCAAAAGCAGTCGAGATTGATGATTATTTGGTCAAAAATAACTGCAAGTCACACATCTCACATATTGTGCACGATGAGTTGGTTATTGATTATTGTGATAGTGATCGTAATCACCTTGAGTCTATTAAAGAAATTTTTGAAGATGGCTACATGGCCAATCTTAGTGCAGGAAAAGATTATTTTAATCTGAAAGAGTTGAATGTATGATTTCAATTATTGGCATTGGAAACGCAGCATCTAAGATTGCAGAGATGTTCAAGCAGACAAACAATTATGATGTTTATTGCTTGAACAGTTCTATTAAGCGTTCATCTAAGCGTAATTTTAAACTTAAGTCATTTGAGAATCCTGAAGAGTATGAAGCGAACATACCTAACTTGAAAAAATTCTTTTCTGAAGTTGAAGACAGAGTGCAAGTTATTGTTGTTGGGGCATCATATAGCTCTAACTATACCTTGGGTATTCTTGAGCAAATTAGCGATAAAAAGATTGACCTCTTTTATATTATGCCCGATACTGAATTGATGATAGGCAACCGTAAGCTTATCAATAACGCGGTGTTTGGTGTTCTTCAGGAATACGGCCGTTCAGGTGTTTTCGATTCGTTTACGATCATTTCTAATCTTGAGATTGAAAAAACACTTGACAGTGTGCCTGTAAAAAGTTATTATGAAACAATCAATAAAACAATTTTTTCAGTTATGCATTATATTAACTTCTTTAACCACGCCGAGCCTGAAATTGGAATGGTTTCCAAGCCGCTCGAAATGAATCGCATTCGCTCTTTCGGTGCGCTCAATCCAAAAAATCTTGAAGAAAAATGGTTTTTTGAGCTTGACAACCCGCGAGATGTATGTTATTATCTTTGTATAAATAATGAAACATTAGAAAAAGACGGAACTTTACACAGACGAATAGTTGATATTATAAAAAACAAACCTATGAACTCATACAAGCGTATTTCATACGCAATCTATGAGACACCACATAGTGATTTTGGGTTCTGCGTTGCCCATACTAACGTAGTACAAAAAACACTTGACAAGTTAGATCAAGTGTAATAAACTAGATGCTGAGGAAAGCTCAGTATACTTTAGCCACAATAGGAGAAAATAAAATGGCAATTGATATGGAACTAATGCGCCGAAAGCTGGCAGCATTGCGGGGTGATAACCCCGATCAAAAAACTTCGGTCTTTTTTAAGCCCGATGAGGGAGATACGGACATTCGTATTGTTCCCACTAAGGATGGAGATCCTTTGAAGGAACTTCATTTTCACTACAACGTTGGTGAGCACAAGAGTGGCATTCTTTGTCCAAAGCGTAACTTTGGTGAGCGCTGTCCAGTTTGTGACTTTGCATCAACTCTTTGGAAGGAAGGAGTTGCTACCAACGATGAAGAAAGCAAGAAGCTTGCTAAGTCGCTGTTTGTACGGCAGCGATACTTCTCGCCCGTCGTGGTACGTGGCCAAGAAGACGAAGGTATCAAGGTTTATGGTTATGGTAAGAAGGCATACGAGCTTCTTCTTGGCTATATTCTGGACCCGGAGTATGGTGACATTACGGATTTGAATGAGGGTACTGATATTACTCTTACTTACACCAAGCCCACCAAGCCCGGTGCGTATCCCCAAACAAGCTTGAATATGCGTCTAAATACATCCACACTACTACCTGACACGGAAGCGATCCCTGCCCTCCTAGATCGCATGCCAGACATCGACTCTCTGTTTGAGCGTGTCACCCCAGAGCAGGTTGACGCAATTCTTGATTCCCAACTTTCAGGAGATACTTCTGCTGAGAGCAGGTCACAAGAAACAGCTAAATATGGTGCTCCCTCCAATGGAACGAGTGAGGTCGATCGCGCCCTCAATGAACTGATGAGTAGCTAATCTAAATAGTTCGTTTGGGAACCGTTGGCAGAGCGGGTGCGAAAATACTCTGCCTTATTTTTAACAAAGAGGAGAAAAACTATGTTAGAATCACTGAAGTCGTTATGGGACCGCTGGAAGGTCCAGGTAAGTTTTGTTGGAGGTGCACTTGTTGTTGCAACCACATATGGAACTTGCTCATACGATCCACAGACTGTGTCAGAAGTAGAGGTTGATACTCCAGCCACTGAGGAGGCAATTCTTCCTGCTACTGAAACCACAACTGTGACGACCGAGACTGAGACTACCACTAGTAACGAAAACACCACTGGTGAGACTACCACTACTGGTGAGTAAACAAAAGCCGCTGGCAGACCGGTGTAAAGTCTGCCGCTTTTTTAAAAAAAGTTGTTGACAAATGAAAACAACTGTCATATAATAAACACATCTTCAACAAATGCTGTTGGAGATTCATATGAGATTAAATCTTCATATGAAATTATTGCAATTTCATAACTAACAGGAGAATAAAATGAGCAATACTACTAACAACCTACAAGAAGAGACATACGTCTCCAACCCACCCAACGCCAGTTATGGCGAATCACTAACAAAACTGGGGTATACTGCTGTCTCAGCCGTCGCAGATCTAGTTGATAACTGCCCAGATGCTGATGCCACAAATATCGCAATTGAAATCAACAAGTGTTCTGGAATGACACTTAAAGATCCTATTCACGAAATTGTCATTTTTGATAATGGGTACGGTATGGATATGGATACTGCTATTGAGGCTATGAAGTATGGTTCCAATACTGGTAAAAGTCGAGACCAACACATGGGAATCTTTGGCAGTGGAATGAAGTCTGCCGGCACGTCAATTGGTCGTCGTTTGACTGTGTTTAGTCGCACCGAAAACGGTGAGCTTATTATTGTTGGCATGGATCTTGATGTCAATGAGGAAGTGAACGACTGGATTACAATCAGGTACCCAAAGCACGTAACACAAGAACAAATTGATCGTTTCGAAGCTTTCACTGAAGGTGGCTCTGGCACTGCTGTGTTTATTGACAAGATTCAAGAACCAGAATACAAGACAGCTAAAGGACTTGTTGACGCCCTTAAGGGCAAGCGCGCCCTCCGTCTGATTTTTAGAAAGTTTCTGGCCTCAAATCAATATACGCTGCGTGTCAACTCTGCTGTTCTTAAGCCATGGGGATATGATTACGTAGATGGCTTCACTGAAGTTATGCCGGCGACCAATTTTAAGATTGACGACTTGGACCTTGGAACAATCAAGATTGTCAGTACACTTGGTACCGATCACAAGGCGAGTCATACTCGTGAACAAGGAATCGTAGTTCTTAGAAACCACCGTGACATTAGTGGCACTCGAATTGATTGGCACAAGATGCGTCATCACACTTGGGAACTTGCAGGTGTATATGTAATTTGGGATGTAAACGCTAGTAATTTTGATTCAGTTATGAAAACTACGTTGATGAAAAATGATTGGGTTTTGCCACAACGTGTTTTGGATAGACTTTCTACGCTTGTCAATCCAGATCTTAATGTTTACATCAAGTTGCGTGAGCAGGTTCGTCAAGATGCTAAGCTTAACAAGCTCGATGATTATCTTGAAAAGAATACAAAGAAGTTTGAGAACAGTTTGAATAACAACGCTAAAATTACGGCGCCTCTCAAAATTGAAAACCCTGAGTTTGTGCCTGTGGTTGAACGAAACACAAGTACAAACAAAGAAGATGACAGTGTCAAGGGCAAAGATCCTACAAGTGATACGTCTAAGAAGACAACTAAGTCTCGCAAGCCATTTGAATATACCCACGGGGGTGATACGTGGAACATCAAGTTTGAGCATGTGGGTGATGCAAGACACTTTCAGTTTGCTGCTGAACGTCGCGGCCGCGGTCGTGAGTTTACACTTACTTTGTCTTTAGACCACCCGTGGATTACAAAGAATTTTTGTTCCAACATGAACGAGGATGACCGAGTAATGTTTGCACTACTAGAGACTATTATTGGTGACGCGCATGCCGAAGCAACTAGTTCCGACCCAGTTCAAGCTGATAATCAAGTCCGTGCAAAGTCCGAGTTTCTACGCACTAGATCATTGATCACTACTGGCTCCGACTCTAACCCTCTTGCAGAAATTGAAAGCGTGGCCGCATGATTAAAACACCACTACGTTATCCCGGTGGTAAATCAAGGGCGGTCAAGCATATCCTACCCCACATCCCCGAGAGTGTCGAGCGAGTTTGCTCGCCGTTCTTCGGGGGTGGCTCGGTAGAGCTAGCTATAGCTGCACGTGGCACTGAGGTGCGTGGATATGATAAAATGAAGCAGCTTGTATGGTTTTGGATGGCTTTGTGCGAAGGTAATCAAAAACTCGCTGATGCAGTGGACAATCTCCGAGAAGAGTATACAATCAGAAACGGAGATACGGTCACTGGGTGCTCTAAGGAGTCTTTTCATCAGTATCGTCAAGATCTCATGACCGACTCTTTCATGTTTTCATATGAGAGGGCAGCGAAGTATTATGCAATCAATAGAGCTAGTTTCTCCGGGGCCACCTTTAGCGGTGGCTGGTCCGAGAGGGCTTCCTATGCGAGATTTACAGAATCTTCTGTTCAAAGACTGAGAGATTTTGAAGCTAAAAACTTTAGGGTGGATTACGCTGACTTCGAAGATGCAATGGAGTATCACCCCAAAGCCTTCTTATATCTTGATCCGCCATATATGCTGAAGGGGTCGCAAAACTCTTTATATGGCGTTGATGGCAATCTGCACAATTCTTTCGACCACGAAAGATTACACTCTCTGTTGACAAAACGAAATGGATGGGTTATGTCATATAATGATTGCGACAAGATTAGAGAAATGTATGATGGGTATGAGATTATTGAAGCCGAATGGGCTTACGGCATGAATAAAAGTAAACAGTCATCTGAGATACTAATTAAAGGGTAATGGATATGAAAAAGATTATCGAGAGTTGGGACTCTTATTTGACCGAACAAAAATGCAAGTTGCCTAACAGAGGAGATATTGCTGAAGGTATTGTAGCAGCAGCTATCGCAGCTAAGCTTTCTAAGAGAGTGGGCGGCAAAATAGAAATGGTGAGCGTGTCAGATGTTATAGCACAAGTGAGCAGCATTCAACAAATGAACACTGTTGTCAGTAATGTTATCCCTGATTTTAGTAATGAACATGAGGATACAGTTAGTTTTTCCATCTCGATACCTAAGCGCCCATTTGAAGCCCTTGTTGATAGAAACCTTTTAAGTTGTTTACAGGGTGAATATGAAGGTGCAGTGAAATATGTTAATAGCTCCCCAATGCACAAGTTTGCAACACGCCTTGCATCCAATAAAAAATCAAATAATATTTTAGTAAAAGCAGTAGGAACAGAGGATCAAAAAGGCACTAAGGTTGATATATCAATAATCGTAGATGGCAACAAACTAAGGAATCAATTGTCACTAAAAGTAAAAGGCGGTGAACAATTTGCTCAAAAAACCGGAAAAGCATTCGAAGTTCAAAAAGCTTTTTGGGAGCCTCTTGGTATTGATGTATCAAGTGCCGAGCAAAAATATAATAGCATTGTTGACGGCATACCGGATGGCAATCCATTTTTATCGCGCGACGATATTGATGCTGGAGGATACCTGGAAATGGCTTCCAATGCCACAAGTTTGATATACCAACAGGCGTATAAAACTTTAGAATCAAAGTTAAGCAATAACAAATTTGAATCTGAATTTGTTAAACTATTGGCGGACTACATAAAGACCGGCGCCGTTGGGCCAGAATCCGAGTTTGTTGAGTTGGTGAAAATATTGCCCGGTGATTTTAAAAGAGCGAGATTTGGTAAAAAGTTTTATTCTGAGATGGAAAAGGCAAACCTATACCCTATTATCAATACCTCTGGCAAGTATCCAAAGATTCAAATTATATATGAAGACGCAACGGGAAATAAAAGTGTCCTTGTACAGATGAGAGCAAAAGTAGAAAGAGCTTCAGGTAAATCGAGGGGCTCAAAAAAATACGGTGTCCTGATGAGGAACTACCTTGAAACGGGTCCAGCTTTATATAAATTAGCTGGTGTATAAATAATACTTGACACCACGAGTTGCTAGTGGTATCATAATAAATAATTAACAGGAGGGCTAATGGCCAGAAAAGCAAAACCAAAGGCAGGTCGTGTAGATATGCAAGATCTGATGAAACTAGTAAACAAAAAAGCAGGTAGGAATGTAGCCCACGATTTGACGGGCGATAACCCTACATCTGTTAAAGAATGGATCCCAACCGGCTCTCGCTGGCTTGACTCTATCATTTGTAAGGGGCAGATTGCAGGCATCCCAGTCGGCAAGGTTACTGAGATTGCTGGACTTGAAGCAACAGGTAAATCTTACATGGCTGCACAGATTGCGGCAAACGCCCAGAAACAAGGCAAGATGGTCGTTTACTTTGATTCCGAGTCAGCCATCGACCCAACCTTTTTGGAGCGCTCAGGGTGCGATTTAGAGCGATTAATGTATGTTCAAGCATCGTCCGTCGAGTTTGTTCTTGAGACCATCGAAGAACTTCTTGGAGCAACCGATGAAAAGCTAGTTCTTATCTGGGACTCTTTGGCGTTTACTCCGTCAATCTCAGATGTTGAGGGTGACTTCAATCCTCAGTCTTCAATGGCTGTTAAGGCTCGTATCTTGGCCAAAGGAATGTCGAAGCTGACTATTCCACTGGCAGACAAGCAAGCTACGTTTATCGTTCTTAATCAGTTGAAGACAAACATTCCACAAGGACCAACCGCGCGTGTTGTTGCATTGACAACACCGTATATTACCCCAGGTGGAAAAGCAATGCATTATGCATATTCGTTGCGCATCTGGCTTACTGGTCGAAAAGCAAAGTCTTCATTTATTGAGGATGAAAAGGGCTTCCGAATCGGCTCGGAGGTCAAGGTCAAACTTGAGAAGTCTAGGTTTGGCTCACAAGGTCGTTCGTGTGCATTCCGTATTCTATGGGGGACTGACGAGATTGGTATCAGGTGCGATGAAAGCCTTTTTGATGCCATCAAGGGCTCTGAATCAATGACATCTGCTGGTGCGTGGTATTCGCTTACTATGGCGGATGGATCTATTAAAAAGTTTCAACCTTCTAAATGGAGCAAGCTTATGGCGGAGGACGCCGACTTCAAGCAGCGAGTATACCAGATCGTTGACGAAGAAATTGTTCAGAAGTTTGATAAACGCCAAGGCGATGCAAGTGCATATTACGAGGATCAGGACGATCTAACTGTTCCAGTAAAAGAGTAAAAAAGTGCT